AAACACATTGGTAAATAAGTGTTGACAAACTTACAATACCGTAGTATAATATACACTTAATAACGGAGATAATTTATGAACGCATTTAGAGTTACTGCCACAGACAATACTGAAATCGTCGCGGACTATATTTTTTAGTTCAATGACCTCGGCCATGGACTTTATACGAGGTATGGTTAATAAGGTCGACGAAGTTAAGGTTGAAAGGATAACAGTATGATTGAAGCTATATTTCTATTCTGTGTTATGGGAGTGGGGTATTCCTCTTATAAGATAGGTCTTAAAGAGGGTGCTGAGAAAATGCTTGTGCATTTACAAGAAGGTTGTATTATAAACATAGATGATGAGGGTAAGATTACGCCGAGAATTCTATAAGCCCAGATTTGTTTTCTTATAAATACTTATACCTATACATTCGGAGGGTAAGATGAAAAGTTTTGGCCAACACTATAAGCAAACACTAGAAGAAGATTTAAACAATCTTAATTTTTCTGGTAATGAAAAGAAGTTTGCTTTAGACCTATTATCAGATATTGATGGGCAAATAGGATCAATTAATTCTACTATCGAGTATGATACCAGACCTAAGAAACAAACTGGCTCAAGACTAGCAATATCACAGTTAATTGATGATAAAGACCGAGAGAAGTTCACAGCATTAGCCAATAAAATCATTGACGACCATCCCAAACTATCCCGCGGCCCTGTCCCTGGAGCCAGAAAAGAAAAAGACTACGCTATTAAATTTGATGAGCTAGGTAAGTATATCTATGTCAACGTAAGACCCTCAGGCAAACAAAGTTCCTTTGGAGATGATCCGAATGAATTAATGACTGCTGTTCTATGCACACTTCCCTCCAATATATTAAAGATACCTACAAATTCCGATGAAATGGATCTATTAATAGAAGTCGTGCAAAGTAAGTTAAAGAATGTGAAAGGCGCCAAACAGGGCCAGATTGATTCGCTTGTGGGTGACTATTCAAATATGTGTCAGGCCATTTCAGCTGCTAAATCTATCCACGATAATGGGTGGGGAGACTCGGACATAGCTTACCTCACGGGCCAAGCATGGGACAACGATGTAAAACAATTTCAAAGAACTAAGTACGGTATGCAAGATTTTAACTCTTCTGACTTTATATTAAGAAAGGGTAAATCATACTTAGGTGTATCATTAAAGAAGAAGAAACGAACTACCGAAGTCGACCCGACATTAATTAACAAAGCATTCTCAACTATGCTGACGTCCTCTCCTGAGCTAAATAAGGTTAGAGAAGGTATTGAGAAGGACGCGGGTGAATTCTACTTGCATGTTATTAAATTAGCAGCCAGACTTAAGGTACTATCGCCTGATATGATTCAGGATATGAAGAAAGATAAACCTACAAATAAGAACTGGAAGCAATACATTCAAAGAATTCCCAATGCATTAATCAATAGAGTGCTGAAAGGTAAAAGAACCCTATTTAAAATAATGGCAGAAACGATACTTAATAGTTCAGACCTTATTGCTAATCAGTTAGTCCAGTTAATCTTTAAGGCTGATCTTAAAGAATTGAAGAAAGTTGATTTTGATTTTACCCTAGTCACAGGCATCGGCGAATATGGACCTAAGAAAGGAGTTGTGGTAGAGAAGGGAGAATATAAGAATATCGATTCGGTCACATCTCAACTAGATTCTTTGTTCTCTGATGGAAAACCGAAATTAGTATTTACGCCGGGTGTTAAACAGGCATTCGAGGTAGGAGCAACAGCGGCTAACTTAAAGTTTGATTTGATGATTGGTAAGGTAACCGTATGTAATATCATATTAAGATATAAAGGATCCTTTACTTCTGCGCCGAATTTCAATGCTGTTATGACAGACGAATTTAAAAAATTATATAAAGGATAGTAAATGAAATCATTATCAGGTTACATCGCAGAGGCCGCTGGCAAAAATACTCACATGACTCACATTGAAGATTTGATTCTTGATGGTGGTGTCAAGGGTGCACGTCAAGCTATCAACGCCTTAAGAAGTTTAAGGGATATGTTAAGTGGTAACTCCAAGAAATCAGTTGATATAACCGTTAAGTGGGACGGAGCTCCTGCAGTATTTGCTGGTGAAGATCCAAGAGATGGGTCATTCTTTGTTGCTAAGAAAGGTATCTTTAATGCCAACCCAAAGATTTATAAGTCACATGAAGATATTAAAGCAGATACTTCTGGTGACCTTACTAAGAAATTAATACTAGCATTTGATGAACTATCCAAGTTAGGTATTAAGGGAGTTATTCAAGGTGACTTCATGTTCGACCAGTCAGATTTAAAGAAGGAAACAATTGATGGAGTATCTTATACTGTTTTTCATCCTAATACCATTGCTTATGCTGTCCCTAATGACTCTGCACTTGCTAAGGAAATTAGATCGGCTAAAATAGGTATAGTATGGCACACAATTTATACTGGTGCTACATTCGAGACTATGCAAGCTGAGTTCGGTAGAGAGATAGTACCCAAGTTGAGAAAGAATAAAAGTGTTTGGATGGTAGATGCTACATTGCCAGATTTATCTGGTACTGCAACTCTTACTGCAAAGGAAACTGAGGCCGTAACAAAGAATCTATCAGAAGCAGGTAAGTTGTTTAAACAAATAGCTTCATCTACCCTTAAAGAAATAGAACAGAATAAAGAATTAAATACGGTTATTAATGTATATAATAATAGGAAAGTAAGAGACGGACAAAGAATAACTAATCCAAAATCTCACGCCACAGGATTAGTAATGTTTGTTAACGACAGATATGCTAAAGAGATAGATAAAAGGTCTACTGATAAAGGTAAACAGGCCCAAGTAACTAAACGAGATGAATTGTTACAGTTTTTCTCTAAGGGTAACATAAAAAATCTACAAAAAATATTTGAAATGCAGAATTTTGTTGTGGATAGTAAATTAATTATTATAAATAAACTAAACAAACTAAGTAATATTGGGACGTTTGTTAAAACTAAATCCGGATTTAGAGTAACCAACCCTGAGGGTTTTGTTGCTATTGATCGTATGGAAGGTGGCGCTGTTAAACTTGTAGACAGAATGGAATTTTCTGCGAATAACTTTAGCAAAGATATTATAAAAGGTTGGGACAACCCCAACTGATTAATGGGATAACCGAGGATAAGATGAAATCATTTAAAGAGTTCACCGATGCTAATGAAGCTTTGACTATGTCACAAAGACAGAAGCGAAAAGCATCATTCAGAAAGAACAAAGCCAAAATTATGATGGCCCGTAAAAAGGCTGCTAAGAAAATGGCCTCTCCAGAAAAACTTAAAAGCCGTGCTGAAAAACAAGCACGTAACCTCATCATTAAAAAGATTCTAAAGAATAAGTCCAAAGACGACCTATCATTTGCTGCCCGTGGTGAGCTTGAGA